ATTTGCACTTGTACCATCTAATGTTCCAAGTCCAACTTCAAACTCACTTGTACCTTGATTAAAGATACAATAATAAGTCGTGTTATTGTTTCCTATGCCTTGTGCAAAAGTTTCAAAACCAGTTACTGCTGCTCCAAGTGCGAATGCACCTGTGCCAGTAGTTGTGCTTGTTACTTTTACTCTGTCGTTTATTACCAACGCCATAAATTTTCTCCTTAACTCATACTAATAATTGCATTAGAAGCAGTAGTTGGATCAGGAAACGTAACAGTAAAAGTACCGTTAGTTGCTGTCTTATTACCGCCAAAATCTAAAACCACTACTAACCTGTTTGCTACTCCATCAACTGTATCTGTATTATAGATTGCTGCAAAAGCTGCAGTGAAAGATGCACTACTATAAACAACATTATCAAAGTCAACTGAAGCAACTGCTGTAGAAGAAACAACTCCAAAATTAGTTAATGTTTTTACAGAATAGTTTGTTCCACCCGTTGTATCTACTTCACCATTTCCAGTTCCAGCTAAATATATCGTTGAAGCTGTTGTATATGGATTAGTTGTATACAGAGAAAATTTAAAAGTGTTTCCACCCGAAGCTTTAAAATTGTGATTAGCTTCAAATAAAGCACCTCTAAAACTATTGGGTATTATATTTGCCATTGTTTTTTATCTCCTTAATTGCTTGATGGTGGTTTAACGTTAAGTTGAGCGCGAACTTCACCATCTTGATATTCGTCTCTGCGTCTGATACCGATTTGCTCGATAGCGTACGATTCGATTGCTTGTGTATAAGCCTGTTGGTAGTATTGTAACATATCCTGCGGGCCTTTCAAGTATGCATATGCATTTACCAGACAAGCGTATAAAAGTAAATCTTGATATTTGTTTGACAGATAAGTCCCAGCTGTAGCCGGAGCAGGGGTAGAAGTTGTGTCTGTAATAGTCTCAGGCTCTTTGTCATAAGCTAGTGTAATTTCGTAAGTTTTATCAGGCGTTGGAGCCACTACCCAAAATTCTTCATCCCAATTAGCATAATATTTTGGAATATCTACAGCTTGGGTTGAGGGTGTAGAATAATATTCTGCCATAAAACTAGTGTCTCGTTGTTCTAAATAAAATTGATTTCCTGCTTCATCTTTAAATTGTACATATCTAATGGCTCTTAGATCATCTGGGATAGTTACATATCTATTACCAACAATTGCATTAGATGTTGCATAAAATACATTTTGATCCGTATCTATTTCTCTATAAATTCTATTTTCTGCATTTTTAATAATAGTATCAAGAACAGTGCTACTTAAAACAGTAGAACTAACTTCTGTATAGTTTCTAATATCATCTTGTAAATTTGTTAAAGTGTATGCCATTATGCGTTAACTACCTCTAATGTTGCTGGTCCTGCTGAACAGTTATCACCACCACCTTCTACATTACCTGTTGTAGCATTACTTGTACTTGTTATATAAAAATAATTTATAGGATCTGTTAATGGATCAGTAGTGGTTGCATTTGTAACAGTTCCTGCTGAATCTATTTTACCTAAAGCAATGGTAAATCCATTTGTATTATTTAAATCACTTACATTATCAAATGTTTGAATAGTTGCAAATTGTTGTAAATTTTTTGTATCTGCAGTTCCAGTTCCTGCAGTTACTACTAATGGAGGTCCTCTAAATCTTACAATGTCTCCTGCTTTTCTTTGGTGATCTTCTGAGTAAACATTTACATAAGTTGTGCCACCATAAATAACAGATTCAAACGGATTGTTTTCTAAAAGTATTAAACTTTTAACTGCTGCTGGTTGTGGTCTTGGATTATATAATGCTTGTGCATCTGATCCCACTGGTTTTGGTTCTAGTTGTGGTTGCTTTGGTTCAAATTCTGAATAGTGAACTAAAGACCCATTCCATTCTCTAACCATTTCAGAATATTTAAAAACCATTCCTGATCTATCTGAAATTGCTAAAGCATATTTACCTGATGCGTACTTACCCATTATACTCCATCTCCATAAAATGTTTGTGGTGAAATGAAAGTAGATGTTCCTTGATTATCTGCATCAAGTGCTCTTAACAATTCACTTTCATATCTTCGTTCTAACTCTTGACTTCTATCTGGTGAATATTTTAAACTTAAGTAATAAGCTAATCCAGACATCATACAAGGATAAAATCTATTAACTATATCTGATGTATTATTGTATGCACCCGCATCTTGAATTTTAGATAAATAATAAAAACAAAATTGAAAACTACTTGGTGTAGTTGTGCTTGATACACTTGAACTTGGTGTTGTGTATAAAAATATACTTGGATTTAATTTTCTTTCTACATAGTATTGTGATGGTGTACCTTTAGCTAATTTATTTGGTGTTTGTGAGTATGTTGATCTATCTATTTTTGTAAGAGCAACATCTTGTGGGTTAGTCGTTGTACTATTATTTCTATAATAAGCTTCTAATACATCACTAATATCTTCTGGAAAATTTTCTGAATCTGCTGCATAATTGTATTCTGCTTGTCCTTCAACTAAAGGAACTTTTGCTAGTTTTACTTTCCATAAATGAACACCTCTATTTCCCCATTCTTGAAACATTATATTTAAAGAACGTCTTGCAGACCTTAATTGATAACCTGTTCTAGTTCCTCTTATACCAGTTCGTTCATAGGCTTCTTCTATTACTTCATCTATTTGTGGATTAAATTCTGTAGTCTCTGAAGTAGGTGAAATAGTTTGTGCAGTATTACCCATACCAGTATGAAGAGTACAGTAATAAAATAATAATGGAGCGCCGGTTGTTCTAACAGGAGCTACATTAATAGTTACATTTGCTCCCGCATTACCAGGCGTTCCAGTAGTTGTTACACCTGTAGTATAAGCAACCCCTGCTGGTGTTGCGTGAGTGCCATTGGCTGTAGTTGAAAAAGCTAATTGGTGAACACCACCAACTGCATTACTTGGATCTGACTGATCAAAGATATAAGTATTACCTTCTTGTAAATACAAGACAACATTAGCCTCGCCGTTAATATAAAATTTATTACCGGTACCGTATTGATTAGTTCCCGCTGCTACGGTTACTTTGTAAGTTATGGTAGCCATTTAAATCTCCTAACCAAAAATTACTGTGCAAAATGTAACGACTGTACCAATGGTTAGTTTTAAGTTTGTATCACATTTAATACCTGTACCAGGGAATTGAATGTATTCTGTTAAACCTGCTCCATTAGTATTATTAGTAGCTCTGACTGTAAATTCAGCAACAGCTGTAGTGTTATCTTTTAAAACAACAGTTCCTTGTGCAAGACTAGGTTCTTTATTAATATAAAGACCTACAATTCTAGCTGGCCCATCAAATATATCGTGTGTTGCTACAGTTGATTTTTCTACTGCTTTTACATCGACTGGATATGTGCTCATTTATTCTCCTTAAATTAATTTATGTGTGGGCCGAAGCCCACACTTAATTATTTATTACGCTTCTTTAGCAAACACACCTTGCACTGCAACAACTGTCCAATGAGCTGTTGAGTTTAAAGATGCACATACTATGTAGTCACCAACTTTTGATGTAGCTTGTGTATTAATAACATCTTTATTGTCTGTTAAAGATCCATCATACAAAATACCATCAGCAGCATTTGGACTAATTGTTAAATTGTTAAGTCCATCGGCAGCTGTATTTACAAAAGTAAATACTCTTCCAATAGAAATTGCTGGTAAAGTAAAAACTACATCTTTAGTTTTTGATGTAAAAGTTTTACCTGTATCTGCGTCTGCTACTGTGTAGTTTGCAGATTTTTCTTCTAGATTAAATCCAGTAACTCCACCTTCATTAAATTTACCTTGAAGTACTGGTCCTCTAAATAGTGTTTGTGCCATAATTATATCCTCCTAGTTTTCCGAACATAGTCTCTAGGCCGTCGACTATACGCGTCTATGTTCTAATTAATTGTATAGTATGTCTTTTATACAATACATTTTAATAGAGCGCAAGAGAGCCTACAGTATATATGTGATTTTTAAATGTAGCTTTTAATTAAGTAGCTACAGAAACTTGTGGAGCTGCTCCTTCAACAATATTTTGTCTATGGGCAATTGCTGCTTCTTCCAGCTTGATCTTTGTAATGACTTCTCTAACTTTGTCATCAATCCTGACCATTTCAAGAGTATATCTACCGTTAGATAGATGCTCCTGTTCCCACTTCAACTCCAAGGACCTTTTTACTTTGTATAGGTCTTGTATCATAAGTAACCTCCTCATAGGTTATTCTGTTTATTTGGGCGAACATTCCTGTTCTTTCCCACATAATATCATTTTCTCCTAGTTTGTCAACTATTGCGTTTTCCAATGAGGTTGGATTATCTTCACATTCTACGTTAAATTTTCCGTGAAAGTCGTACGCCCATATATTTACTAGGAATTTAGTCATTTCTCACCTTATTTTGAAAAAGGGGCCGAATTGTGATCGGCCCCTAAATTTGTATTGATTACGTTTTGTCTGATCCGAAGATACCTCTAGGGTCAGAGAATCCGAAAACGTATCTCTCTCTAGCTTTGTATCTTACATTACCAGTATCAAAGTCACCTTCCATTGAAGTTTTGATAGGTGATCT